TTGCGCCCCCCGTTGCGGTCACGGTCATCGTTGTGCCGCTAATCGACAGCCCCGATCCTGCCTCCAGATAGCGCAGCTTGGATTCCGAATCGTCCCAGAAAACAATGCGGTCGGCGTTCGGGTCATCGGCCACCAGATCAGACCCCGACACGCTCAACACATCGGCGGTGGATGGGCCGACTGCGGTGACGCCCGATCCCGTTGCCGACAACTCCCCCGCCGACAGACTCAAGCCCGAGCCGATTTGGATCTCCTCGATGGCACCTGTGCCGCTGCTTGTTCTTCCGATTAGCCGCGCCGTGGCTTGCGTGAGGCCAGAGGTGGTGATGGAGCCAGAGGCGGCTGCGCCCATCGTCACTCTCTGGGCTGCGGCATCCGCATCATCCAGCAAGGCTTCCCCCGCCGAGGTCACCGTGACGGCGCTGGTCGAGCCAGAGGCGATTTTTACGAGGCCGTTGTAGGCGGAGACATCTGCTTCTAAGCCGCCGCGTTCGTGGAGGAGGGTGCCGCTGGTGATGTCGCTGGCGGCGTGGGCGTGGGTATCGACGGGAACAACACTCCAAGAATCTACAGAACCACGAATAAGTCGCTTTTGCTCTCCGCTCGATACTGTTGTGACTGGCGATCCCGTGGACGATTGAATTATTCTAATGGAGTCGCTGCCAGTTCCCCAGCGAAATACGAACACATCGCCCTCCATTGCGTTTGTGGACGGAAGTTTTACATCAACTTGCTGCCCTGCGTATTGGACAATATCAAAAATCTTGGCGCGAGCGGCAGTAAGATTAACCTGCGCTGTGGTCGTAATGACCAGCGACTCAACGCTAAAAATCGACTGCGCCCCAATATCACTCGGAGCCAGCGCATCCGTGCCGCCTGTGGCATGAGAGGCTTTGTGCGCCGTGGGCGTCCTCGCATCACTCAACCGCGCATCGTCGCCAGCGCAAAAGCTCCCTGCCACGTTAGAAAATGAACCCGCCTCGACTACGCCGTTGGCGCCTGTTTTGAGCGGGAGGTTGGCGGTGGTGCCGATCTTGCCGTCATTGGTTAGGTTGCCGTGGGTGTGGGAGGTTGGGGTGCGGCTGTTAGTCAGCCGAGTGTCGGAGCCGATAACCACTTCAGTCAAAGAAGCGTTGCCCGTTTTCGGTGTTCTTGTGCTAACACTGTCCTGCGCTGCGTTGCGCTGGAAATTGGACAAAAGCGCCTGATCGACAACTGGCACCTCACCACTTCCCTGCGGGCCGAGCGCCCAAGAGGTTGCCTGCCACGGATAAGTCGTGTCGCCAGTGCCGATGTAATACTTTGCCGTCTGTGGGACGTTGCCAAGCACCCACTCCTCCTCGCCATCGTCCCACCAAATCGCGTAGCCCTGTGAAGATCTATAGATAGCCTTGCCGTTGTCGCTACCGTCGCGGAAATAAATACCGTTTGGCTCGCCGCTGCTAAGAGTTGTGTCTGCGACATCGGCGGCATCGCAATAGATTGCGCTTGGCTGGTGGGAGTGGCTGGTTGCTGCTGCTCCAATATCCGTAGGAGTCGCCGTGGCTCCAGTTGTGACCCGTCCCTTGGTATCAACGGTGACTTTGGTGTAGGTTCCCGCGCTGACCCCAGTAGTGGTTAAAGTAGGATTGGGATAGGTTCCCGTAAGATCTCCTCCTGCGGGGCCGCTGGGTGCTGTAGAAATTGTTCCCCATTCAGGTGCTGTGGCTCCGCTATTTACCCTTAAGACTTGCCCCGCCGTTCCAATGGGAAGCCTCTCGTTGACTAGTGGGCCGCGATAAAGGGTATCACCTTGATTCGTTAGGATAGATTCTCCTCCCCCTCCAGAAGTGCCATAGCGAGGAAGGATCTGCCATCCACGGGTTGCTCCCGTGTAGATCATCGTGAAGTAGGCTCCTTCGACGTTGCAGACGAGATTTTCTTCGATGGATTCGATTCTTTCCCCGTTTCTGGCAATGATCAGAGGATTAGTATCAAAGGTTTCCGAGTAGTCGAAGACATCGATGGAGTCGCCTTCATTCGGGTTGAGCGGGAGAGTGAGAGTAAACGTCCCTCCAGAAGTATCTGCGGCGATATTCTGAGAATTAGAAAGAGTTTGCGGACTAGAGACTACCGTGTAGTTGATGTTGGCTTGCGGCCCAGTTGGGCCCGCTGGCCCCTTCTCCACCACCTCAATGATCTCAATCTCCCTCTCTGTGATCTCAATGACCTCTTGGCTCATCGGGCGATCTCCTGATAGACTTTAGCCTTACCTGTGGCAAATGCGATGTAGGTATAGCCAAGGTAGAGTTCGATTTCGTAGACATTGTCGCCTGCGGTGAGGTTTGCGGCCTGTGTGGCTGTAATTTCGATTTCGATGGTGCCCGCGCTTCCGCCCAATGTAATCCCGCTTCCAGAGGTCAATGTGAGCAAAGTAGCACTATCCTTGGCACACTCCCGAATCACCATGTTGGCCCCGTAGCCCGAAAGATTGACGGGGACATTTGACTTCCCCTTACAAGACTTCGTTAGATAACGAAACTTCGCCGTCCATGTTTTTCCTTGGACGATTTCAATATCTCTCTCAAGTCTCCAGTAGTTGGTCATTTATAAACTGGTAGCCAGAATTGGTTGGTTCCAACACGAATCTCAATGAAGTCATTGATCTGGTTGTTGGTTGCAGGATTTGAATTGGTTCGTGCAGTTGTAAAATCCACAAAACCGTTGACCACAAGGTTGGTTGCTGTAGTCACCGTGCCAGTAGCCGTTAGGGTACCAGATGCCGTCACATTGGAGAAGGTTACATTGTTGGTTGAACCGAGTCCGAGATTGGTGCGAGTTTGAGCGGCGTTTGTCGCGGCATTTCCTCCAACAAACCCAAGTGGAATTTCAAATTCTGCGTTGGTGCCAGTAAGAGTCATTACGCTTTGTCTGGAATTGTAGTCACTCACCAATGACACATTGAACTCACTCACGCTTCGATTTGTGCTGTTAGGGCGGGCGCCAATAGAGCTTCCAGAAAGCGGGCCTTCAAGATAGGTGTCTGGTCGCTCAAAAGATACGTTGCCGTAAGTATTCCATAGCTCAATTACATTACGCGCCCCAGCAACGACCAATGCAGTTCTGTTTACGTTGGTTCCTTTTAGAATTTCAAATACTCCGCCATTAGCTTCTGCGTTTGTGCCTTCAAGCGGAATTGTGTTGTAATTGAGGTCTCCAACTGGCCTGTCGCCAACATTCCATAGCGATCTAATTGGCCTTATTGATGCGGCCCAATCAACCCCAAGAGAGGAAAGGGCGTTTTCGTTAACATCAAAATCTACTTGTGAATGAAAATTTATAATCGAGTCTGTGTCTATGGTAAATATCGCTTGATCACCTCGGTAAAAGGTTACATTTTGGCTAGATTCATCCGACAAAAACGAATAAGAATATTGCGAATATCCTTCCTCTGCTGTTGGAATCCATGAAAATCCCCTATTTGTAAACGTTAGCGTATTGGTATTCGTCCATACCACCGTGCCATTTGTACCATAACCAAGAAGTGTCGTGGCCGAATTGCTGTTCGTGAGCGCGGGCCAACCCAAATTCAAATTTGCTCTACTTGCCGCCACATTGGCTGCTGCATTGGTGCCCGAAAAATAGATAGGCTCAATGTAGGAAATATTGTCTGCCAGTCTCCATGCTCCGCTGCGATACATCAATAAAACGGTCTCATCAATCTGGTTGAGTGTGATTAGGTTGGTTGCCGCGCCCAACTGCCTAATAGCTGTCACTGCATTGTTTGTTTGGGCTAGATGAGTAATCGTCGCCCGATCTCCTTCAAATGTGGTTGCGGTATTTGTCGGCAGCGTCACGGTATTGGTAACGGCAGATACCGAAGGAGAAAGACTGAACAGAAATAGATTGCGGCTGTTTGTTGCAGCATTTGTGGATGTTCCAGTAACATTTGTTTGGTATTGAACAGTTGTGGATATCGGGGCCACTGCCCAGAAATTGGTCGGGCTTACCACCTCTCCATTGGTATTCACAAATACTGGAGCATCAGTGTTTGTGAGCCATGTGGCTCCGAGGCCGAGGTTGGTGCGGGTTTCCGCCTTGTTGGTTACGTTCAGCGTCCCGCCGACATTAAAGTTCGTCGCTGTGCTGATAACATTTGTCGTGGAGACGTTGCCCAATATTACAACATTGGAAAACGTCACGGTGTTGGTGGTGCCGAGGCCAATCGCCGTGCGGAAATTTGTGGCATCTGTATTGGTAAGTGCAGACCAGCCCAATCCAAGATTGGTTCTTGCTGTTGCGGCGTTGGAAGCCCCCGTTCCACCATTTGTAATAGAAATAATAAAAGAACCAGAAGAAAGATTGGAAAGTGTTGTGCTTGATGGTTGAAATGCAGACGATTGATTAGTTGCCGCGCTTCCAAGGCCAAGTCCAGAGCGAGCATTAGATGCATCGGCGCTCCAGAAGTTAGTAGGCTGGACTACAACATTGTTGGTTCCTACAAGAACATTGCGAGTTTGGCCAAAGCCCGAAACAACTAGGGCTCCACTGATAATAAGTGAGAGAATAATTTTCATTTTACATTAGTCGCTTCCAAACCCTTTTGGTTCCTGTTTGATTATCATAGTCATTGGGCCGAACTACGAATGGCAGATTTTGGGCATCAGTGCCGTTGGTTAGTTGATAAATTGCAGGAAGCCCATCGAGAATAAGAAAAATAACAATACCAACTGCATAGGTTCCACTTACCGTATTAAGGCTATCCAGATTAGTTGATCCGCCGCCATCAAGTCCCGTAATCGATGGCTCAACCCGAAGGATGTTGACGCTTGGAGTGGTAATCGGAGTTGAAGAAACGCCGATAACACTACTGGAAGGAATAGGGATACAGATTTTGCTCATTTATCGCGTAACCTCTGGTGAAATGATAACATTGCCTTGCAGGATTCGGGTTGTGACGGCCCCGTTGTAAAGCTCAAGGTCATATACGGCTTTATCACAGACCGAGAGCGATGCCGTGTCAGATGCCGAAATAAATAGCTGAATAGATCCTGTAGTGTCATTCAAAACAATTCTACCATTAGTTGTAGACAATTCAAGAATTAGTGCTTTGGATTCGGGCTTTGACCGAATATGCATCTTGGCTGTATAGCCAGCAAGATCCACGGGAGCCGAGGGTTCCCCAGTCTCATAGAACAGAGTCTGGTTAAAGGTCGCGCCTTGGAATATGCAAATATCCGCTTCGGCAATCGGTAGTTGAGCCATAAATGGCAAATAGAATCTACCAATTTTTCCTTAGAGTCAAGGACTGTTTAAGTTTCTTGAAGGTTTCTTTATTAACGCGCTTTTTTTCTTCTATGGCTTCAGATCCCGCCATGGCTCCGAACACCTTACGAGCAACAAACAATCCTACAGCAAATGAGTCAAATAAGTCGGGAGATTTTCCAATCCTCTTTTTCATGTCGGTCTTGGACTCAATGATGATCTTGCGGGTTCGGCGCACATATTTCCTCTGGGTCATCTCCCATGCCAGATCGGGGCTGATACCCTTGAGTTGTTCACATTCTAGGAAATAGCGGGCGGCGAAGCACAATTCTGATGCCATGTTGTGGAACAATTCCTTGCCAACTTGAGGTTTCCCCGTGGCCTCGTTCCTCATGGCGTATTGGGCGCTCACAGGAAGATCTGAAGCCGCTCCCGCAAAACTAACTGCATGCCAACCCTTTAGGAGTTCTCGCTCTCCAATTGACCAGAAGATACCGCCAGCCGAAGCATCCACTCCCATCCATTGATTCGGGATTCCCAACTTGAGAGAAAGGTCATGGATTTGTTGGATCATCTCGTATTGGAAATCTTCTTGAGAGCCCGCTCTACGATTGAGGACGTATTGTTTCTCGACAGCTATCGCCCACTTGCCGCTAATCAGCTTCCCATACTTTAGATGGGTAAAGACAAAGCGGTCACCCCCCTCTGTATAACTAGGATCAATCCCCGCAATATCTTTCGGGGTTCCATCCCAGATTGGTTTGTCTAGCGCCCCATGGCGGGCCAGCAGGATGTCCGAGACAATCGTGGAGTCATCAGCATCAGCGGGAGGCCAGAAGCCCCTAAATTTCCTCCAATACTGGGGGTTAAGTTCTCCGAGTTCCTTTCGGGCCAAGGCCACATCATTAGGTTTGGGAAGGAACGGGTAGCGGAGTCCCTTGCCCGCATCGAAGGATTGTTGGTTGGGGTTGTCTTTTTCAGAGTCAAATCGAATACAAACACCTTCAATACCAGCCACCCGTATCTTCCAGTTCGGGGTTTGCTCGTCCACGCTCATCCATCCCTTGATGGGTTCACAGAATTTTCCATGGGGATCAAAAATGGAGGACGGGTTGCCAGCGCCCACAATGTACAACTCTTGAGCGCCCTTAAATCCCCACACCGCCTCATTAATTACCGAAGCAGAACAATCTTGTAACTCGTCAATAATCAACACGATACGACGATTCTTCTTACCTTGAAGTCGCTTTTGAGCGTCATCTTTGTATTCATCACCCGCCGCCAAGAGCATGATAGAGGAAGCATCACTCACCCCTGTTTCGGGATCGATAACAGCACCCTCTTCGTCTGAAAGCTTGATGATATCCATAGACTCAATGAGTCGGCCAGAGGCTAGTCCCATGTTTCGGGCTTCGCGATACATCTTGACCAACGCCGCCCAAATACGCTGCTTGGCGTCTATTTTGGACGTAGAGACCACAATGGTCATTGTATTGATCGGGTCGCAGAACCAGTTGACCAGCGCAAACGCCGCCATCCCGTAGGACTTTCCAGAGTCAGTGCCACCAGCGAGACCAGTAACACTTCGGACAAATCGGTTTCCAGTGACTTCGTCTACTTCGTGAACAGTGTTACAGAACGCCTGTGCGCTGAGTTCTGCCCACCTATGCCACTGGAAGGTTGGCCAGATTGCCGAAACGATATTTCGGTAATGGCGGGCTTTTCCGAGTCCTCCTTCTTCGGGGGTAAGCCCCTGCAAGAAGGCGTCCATCTCAATGCGGATTGGTGTAATCGCCTGTCCGTCTTTGGGTAACCACAGCCTACCGTATTTCTCTATCCCTTGATCAACTGTTGCCATTTATGAAATTTATACTAAACTAATCTGGATGGAGAAAAAGCGCAAGAGCGGAGAGCGGGATTGGGACGCGCCCGAAAACCGTATTAAAAAACAGAATGCATTTCGGCTCTATGCTGCTGGAAGAGATTTGCCAGAGGTAATGAAGGCTTTGGACACTAAGCACAAACCCACTCTTGAAAAGATGATCTATAGCGAGAAATGGGATGAATACGCCAAGATCTGGCAGGAAAATCCCGAAACAGAAAACCTCTACCCTTGGGACAAGGAACGTCCCGTGGCTCTAGTTGCTCCTCCCGCCAGAATGGAGGAGATGGATAAAAAACGCAGGCTTGAGTGTATTAAGGGATTCTCCATGTATTGTTCGGGACGCACCCTGCGGGATATTGCCGAGGAACTAAAGGTTAGCGAATCAACTGTTTGTTTGTGGCGGGATACCCAACGCTGGATTCAGTGCCGCGAACGTCTGGTCAACGAGCAATCTCCCGCCCCTTGGGAAGATGACGGAGTTCCGTCCGTAATGTCGGAAATCACAGCATCTTTGGAAACCATGAAGAAATCGATCAAGTTTTTAACTGGCAGGGTTCTGGTGAAGGCCGCTGATGCCGCGCAAGACTTGGATGGCATGGAGGCTCTTGGTATGATGAGGAATATCAAGCAGTTGGCAGAAGCTGCCGCCATCAACTTTTCTGAGGGCAACAACCAACAGAATGCCATTCAGATTAATATTGCTACCAAGCTGGAATCCATGAAGATTCCCGAAAACAACACTTATGAAGCGGAGTTAGTTGTCAATGAATGAGGCTCCAAAATTTTGCTACGAAAGAAAATCAAGTGTTCCCCCACAGGGATGGTGGGTAAATTGTCCAATTGTAAACGAGCCCGTTCGTGGAGGTGATTGGTATGATATGGTTGCGAATTGCGAGAAACTTTTAATATCCAGAGGAATAACACCCCCAACGGATCTTGTGTCACAAATAGAACACAATCTTTGTGACAGGCTTGCTGGAAGCACCAATTGCGTTCCTTGTTCAACAGCCAAACAAACCCTTGGATTTGGTGAAATTGTACGATGGGTAAAGGCAATGTATCATTTTGCCAAGGACAACAAATTTCAACTAGTTGATCAAGATGAGGCTGAACGAAGAGCTAAAATATGCGCTGCTTGTCCATACCAGATTTCAACTTCTGGATGCTGGGGGTGTAAGGGTATTGCTGGAATGCTTCCGCATATCGCTGGAGCAAGAAAGACTTCTTATGATATGCAACTAAAGGCTTGTGGGGTTTGTGGATGTTATAATGCGGTCTCAGTCCATCTTCCACTTGATGCACAGACAGGAGAAGGATTGAACTTCCCCTCCCATTGCTGGAAGGCTACGCCATCTCAAATCGGGTAATCGCCTTGTTGAAGCTCATATTGGCCACGCCCGTGGGGCCGTCACGATGCTTTCCGACAATAAATTCCATGGTGGGATTCTGTTCATGGTCTTGAGCGTCTTCACTATGAAGCATGATGACGATATCCGAGTCCTGCTCAATGGCTCCAGATCCCTTGAGGTCTGAAAGGCTTGGGCGTCCTCCGCGCTTGTCTGGGTCGCGATTGAGTTGAGCCAGCACCAGAACGGGAACCTTGAGGGTCTTGGCCAGATCCTTGATGCCGCCGCTAATCTCTTCCACCTCGCACACGCGATTGTCTTTTCCACGCTTGCTATCGCCCTTAACCAACTGGAGGTAGTCAATGATGATGAGGTCTAGCGGAGTGCGCTGGTGGGCGCGGCGAGCCACCGCCTTGAGATAGCCAATAGATTTGGCAGAGCTATCATCGCAAATAATTTCGGATGCTTGGATTTCCTGCACAGCCCGTCCGAGAGATTGCTTCTGATGCGGGGTTACGCGACCAGATAGAATGTCAGCAGCACCCACACGCGCCCGCGAGCGAATCATGCGCTCCATGAGGGCAACGCTTGTCATCTCCAAAGAGAAGATCAAGACTCGCTTCTTCTGGTTAAGCGCAACGTTTTCGGCAATTTGAAGGGCGCTGGCCGTCTTGCCAACTGCTGGTCTCGCAGCCAAGACAACCATGTCTCCGCCGCGCAGGCCAAACATAAGAAGGTCATCCAATGGAGTGATGCCAGTGCGAATACCGATACAGGGTTTTCCCGCAATCGTGGATTCGATGTTCTGGGCAGCGCGATCTAAAGCATTGTTGATGGAAAGCTTGCTACCATCATCCATCTCATAGTCAGCCCTCATGACAGTGGTTTCTGACCAGTTCTTGAGTTCTTCAATCTTTAGCTCACGGTCTCTGGCTTTGTGAACCATGTCATTGGCCAAGTATTCCAATGACCTTCTGTAGCGGGCTTCTTCCAGCTTGGGATAGTAACGCTTCCAGTTGTTATGGGCTACACATGAAGTTGCAACTTCTGTAATCTTTTGTTCACCCCCAACGATATCGTATTCGTTGGCAGCTTCGATCTCTCCTTTAACATTAATAATGTCTGCCTGCATCCCCTTGGCGATACAGCGCATGACCGCCCGAAAGATGATCTTATTCTCCTGAAGGTAGAAATGATCTTCCTTTATAGATAAAAGAATCTCACGTTGATCCTCTGACGGGGCATGACAGAGGCATGAAAGGATGGCGGTTTCTGCGGATGGTTCAAAGATGACTTCTTGCATAGGAAGCGTTAGACAGCCTCTTGGGCCTTTCGTTCACGCTTTCTTTGCAAAATTTCCATCATCGCCTGCCTGCGGCGTTCGCGCTCTATTTCGGAGATGACTCGCTTCTTTTTCGCCTTTTGTGACGAATTATTTTTGGGCTTCAGAGTAGATTTTGATTTTGTCGCCACTTCTGGCGAATTAAGCACCATTTCTGATGCTTTGTTACAAACTGTAGGACTTTGTGCATCATTGTTGACACTTTGATCTAATCCCATCGAATCTGACGGCATTGGAAACCCCTCTTGCGCCATTTTGTGGAGAGATCCGTCCTTACACCCGTGGATGACTACGGCTTGGCTGGAGATGATTCGGTCTGGGCAAGTAACACCCTGAACCGCTTGGGCTTCGGGGTCTTCAGCGTAGAAAACAATTTTTCCATCCTTCCATTGGTAGTTAACGCTTTTCCAATAGGTTCGGATGAGCGGCGTGTCACGGCCAATCTCCATAAAGTTCCAGCGGCAACGAACATCCCAAGGCTCTGGAACATTTCCCGATTCCCTATAGGCCAAATTGTAAGTTGATAAAGATTGGGCTGAAGGACAAAAGTCTAAGAAATTAGGAGGGTAGACCGCGCTGCCCACAATCATTTTGTAGATGTTTTTTCCATTGGAAGCCATTCCGCCTTCGTAGAGATGACCAAGGATACCGACTTTTTTGTGGTATTCGGCATCGAGATCGTCAGCCCATCCTTCTTTCATGGGAACGCAGTCTGGCTCCCAGAAGTAGAAAGGAGCATTGGTCGAATACATAGCAGCAGCCACATCGGCAAACATCTGGTTTGGGCCAAGCGGCCATCCATCAAATCCGTCTTGAACAAACAACTGGTCTACTTCGGGAAAGCTTTTCTTTAGTTCGTGGATGATATCAGAAGCTCCAGATGTATCCTTCGTGCAGCATAAAGTCGCCTTATGTCGCATGTTGATGCCAAAAGCCGTAATCGCCTTGGCTGACTCCATTGCCAGTTCGGCGTCACCATTGTGATAAGCAAAAGCAATATTCACTGTGCGTCGAAGTTAAGAGGCCAGCTAGGATGGAGTGGGTCTTCCAGACGCACCCTGACGTTTTTGTAGCCATGGGACATAAGTCTTTGGGCTTCTTGATTTGCCTCTTCTTTACTCATGCCAAACCTGTCTAGTTCCACAACTTTGTCCCCGTGGCACACAATGTAAGTTTTATTACTTTCGTTCATTTTTTCTTTTTTTTCTCTGATTGATTGATGTATTTTTGAAATAATTCGGCGCAATCTCTGGCCATGTCGATTTCTGATTTTGGGTCAAAGAAGTAACCACCACGTTCAGCGAACAACGTTTCCATTGGCATGGGGGTTCCTCGACGGAATCGTGGGCCAACCACGAATGGGGAGACGGAGTCTTCATTGATTACCGTAAGAACTACTTTGAATCTGGCCATGGTGTCCAATACTTAATCACACGTTCAAGGATGTGTCCAATCCCGCTCCATCCATGGTGGGGGTGGTAGTGGCAGGCCCACTTCAAAGGAGGGTTTGACTCATCGTTTTTGATGAGATAGATTCCCTCTGTATCGGGCTTTGTATTATTGTAATCGTTCCAAGTGATCATAGTAGGTATGACAAGAAAAACTCCACTTCGTTCAAAAACCCCACTTAAGCGCAGCGGAAGGTTGCGGAGCGCATCCCCCAAACGCCAGCGCGAGTACAACGAGTATGCAAAGGTAAAAAAAGCCTACTTGGCACTGCATCCAATATGTGAGAAATGTAAAAAGACGAAGAGTCAGGACATCCATCATAAGGCGGGAAGGATTGGACGTTACCTTTGTGATTACAGCCTGTTTGCCGCGCTTTGTCGGAGTTGCCATGATTGGTGCCATCAGAATGGGCGAGAGGCCCGCAAGCAAGGTTGGATTATTGATACAGTTCATGTTCCTCAGTATCTGGCGGAAGAGCCTTCAAAAGCTCAATCTCATAGCCAAAGTCAGGCTCATACTCCCGAATAAGCGGGTTCCAAATTTTACCCTTGGGGGCTGTCCAGTTACGGAAGGCATCAACAGCATTGATCCAGCTAGTCTCCAATGGTGCATTCCACTCATGCTCTGGGGGGAAGTTCCAAGGATAGGGGCGTGGTGGATAAGAAGCACAACCACTTGTAATAAGTAGTGACAATCCTATCCCTGCTCTTTGAAGTCGTAGAACCATAGCTCCTCCTCGCTTTCGCTAACCCACCTACTGCCTGTATGCTCGCAGCTAAACTCTTGGCTAAAGACCCTCCAGTCGGGCTTCATGGGAAATTGTTTGGCAATAAACGATCCCCCATCCATCCACAGCACACGATTGTTGGGCTGGATAAAGTATTGCCCATCGCCCGCAAACACATGACCGCACTTGTGTCCTGCTGCCATCTCGCCGTAGCCAGAGGTATAATGAGGCCCAAAACACCAGTCCAGCGTAAACATGTATTTCCCCTTTTCAAAGGTTTTGTTCTTCAACATGATGTTTGCTGCGCGGTTTTTGCAATAATCGTGCATCGTAACGCTACAATAGTAGCTCATAGAGTCCCAGAGTTGTATCCAGTCCAAGGGGTAAGATGTACCTCCAGTCTCATCAGTGTGGAGGTAATGGATCGGAACACGGGCATGTTGACTTCCGTATTCGGTCATCACACTAAACAACCCGCATCGTTGGGGGATGGAGGTGAAGGCAAATACCTCGACTAGTTGTCTTTCCCTGCTGACACAGGGTTCCAAGTCATAGAAGAACCCCTCGTCTACAAAAGCAAAAAACGTAGGGATATTAACGTTAAGATAGTTGCTCATTGGTCGGCAATTTTGCGAAGAAGTCTGGTCTGTTCCCGCAGTTCGTAGAGTTGGTTGTTGGCTGCAATCTCCGCACTGATGCGGGCGTTTGATTCTGCCAACTCCGCATTGATGCGACGAAGAGTAGAAAGATAGGGGCTTTCTGTTGGCTTGATATCCACAGACCCACTAATCACCTGTATCCGCCCCGAATCCAAATCATAGACTGTCCCGTTAAACGATCCATCTTGTGCCTGAACGCTAGTGACTAATGCTAGTAGTAGTAGTTTTTTCATAAAGAAATTGGAAGCGGGGTGGCGCAACTTCATTGACCCCCCAGCCTTTGAAGCCTTCGCATTTTCATGCCGAGTCTCCCCGCCTCCAAAAGTATTCATATAGACATAGACCATAGCCCCTTCGGGGCGTTCAATGTTTTTTTGAGCGTTTTTGAACTTGCCATGTCTGACCCTTTGTGAGAAGTTACATCAGTCTGATGTGAGAACCCAGACGATTCAATATGAACACTACTCTAACAATAAATATTAATCTGCCATTCAAGTGGCGGGGTGAGGGAGCATCTAGCAGTGTTCATTGTCGGGTTCTCAATCATCCCACGCCCCGTCATTTGAGTGGCAATTTTATTTATTGCTATGAGCAAACATCAAACCATCTATAGAGTAATTAACCCAGTCGGGTTCTTTCAGACGCCAAACGAACTACCGCGAGATCCGCGCATGTCTTTCGGGGCAAAGGGGGTAATGTCCCTTGTCTTGAGTAATTGTGATGAGTGGGAGGTAACCCGCGACTACCTGTTGCGCCACACCAACGAGCCTGCCAACAGAGTAAAGAAGTATATGAAGGAACTGGAATCCCTTGGCTATGCTCACCACAAGATTGAAAGCTTCGGGCGGGGAACCTTCCGCAACATCTGGACGTTCTACACTGTTCCGCTTCCCGCCGATAAGAGAAGCAACAAGACCAACTGGCGCGGAGTTATCGATCTCAAGGTTTTGGAAGATCGAAATATCGACGATCGAAAACCTTCAGATCACCAGAATACCATTCCTAAGAATACAATTAATAAGAATACTATCTATGATACCGAAAGTATTGTATCAGGTTATGGGGATGAGGAAGGGTATCAGGGAGAAATTCGGGGATTGTGGTAATCGGATGAAATCCCGAAATAATCCAGTTACTGACCGAACCGATAAGCCGCGCAGCGCAAGGGTTCCGCGATGATAACGCAATCTCAATA